TTGACGGCTGACCGTATTGCTTCTTCTGCCGAGTTCTTCTCATTCGGTACCAATGACCTGACACAGATGACATTCGGCTATTCACGTGACGATATCGCTTCGTTCCTTCCGGTTTATCTGGAAAAGAAGATTCTGAAAGTAGATCCGTTCCAGGTGCTTGACCAGAATGGTGTAGGTCAGTTGGTACGTATGGCTACAGAAAAAGGCCGTGCTATCCGTCCGGACTTGAAATGCGGTATTTGCGGTGAACATGGTGGTGAACCCTCATCTGTAAAATTCTGCCATAAGGTAGGGTTAAATTATGTCAGTTGTTCCCCATTCAGAGTGCCGATTGCACGCCTTGCTGCGGCTCAGGCGGCTATTGAAGACTTGAAATAACGGAATAATAACCCGTAAGTAATTGATAATAGGCTATATAACCCTTTTGTGAGGGTTGTGTAGCCTATTTTGTTTTATTGACGAAATGCACGAAAAATATGCCTAATAGTTGGAAGTGTTTAGAAACTGTTTCGTATTTTTGTGCATGAGTTTAGAACATGTTTAGAGTATGTATTAAACTGTAAATCAATATAATTATGGCAACTTTTAAAACTTGTGTTCAGAAACAGAGAAAAGATGGCTTCTATCCGGTATATATTCGTGTGACTCATAACCGGAAGTCTGCCTATATTAAAACCGACAAATTGATAGACTCCAAGGGATTGAGTGCTGCCGGTGATGTGAAAGATACTTTTGTCCTGAAGTACTGTATTGATAAGATAACGGAATTTATTGATCGGCTTAACAAGGTTGATACGGAGAAGTGGACTATTAATGATGTAGTAGACTTTCTCCAGCAGATAGATGAAGATATTTGCTTCTCTGATTATGCTCGCAAATATAAATTTGAGATGGCGAAGAATGGGCAGGAACGGAATGCTCGGAATTATGAATTAGCTTATCAACATTTAGAGCGTTATGCCGGAACAAACAAGCTAATGTTCTCTCGGTTCACAACTAACTTTGTTGATGGATGGATACAATCTCTACTGTCAAGTGCAAGAGCTAAAGAGATGTACCCAATCTGTATTCGGCAAATATTCAAAGCTGCCATACTTGAGTATAACGATTATGACCGTGGGCTTATAAGGATAAAAACAAATCCATGGCTAAAGGTGAAAATACCTGCTGCTGATGTGCCTGAAAAGCGTGCGATTGATCCTGAAAAGGTCAGAGAGTTCTTTTCTGCCGCAATACCGGAAAGCAACTATAAGTTGTCGGTCCCAGAACTTGGTAGAGATGTGGCAATGATGATAATGTGCCTTGCAGGAATTAATACGGTTGATCTGTACCATTTAAAAAAGGCAGATCTGAGAGATGGCATTATACACTATAATAGGCGCAAGACAATGAAGTTCCGTCGCGATCATGCTTATCTTGAAATTAAACTTCCTGATATATTGATGCCGCTTTTTGATAAGTACAAGGCTAGGCAGGATAGTCCCTATTTATTCATGTTTGCGGAGAGATATAGTGGTGAAGACAGTTTTAACGCTAATGTGAATATCGGTATAAGAATTCTATGTGAAAAAAGTCTGGGGATGCAAAAGGGGGAACAATATTGCTGTTATACTTTCCGGCATACGTGGGGGACTGTAGCACAAAATAACTGTGGTGCAACTCTTGAAGAAGTAGGCTTTGCAATGAATCATTCGTCTGCTCACAAGGTGACACAAGGATATATCAAACCTGATTATACTTCTGTTTCTGTTCTAAATCAGAAAGTAATTGATTTTCTCTTTTTCTGTGCACCAGAAGAAAAGAGGAAAGAAGAGAGTGATGGCATGGAACTGAGAATTTCTCCTAAATATCAGGTTAGAGGAGAAGCTTTCTTCCGTGGAAGAAAGATAGCCTCACTTTGTGATATTGGGTTTAATAATAAAGAAGAAGTTATCGCTTCATTAGTTGGGCAACTCCCTGATGATATTCCGAATAGATGTATGGTACAGTTCCGGGTGGAGAATGTGGATAAGGACCAAGTAGCTATTTATGAAAGAATGAAAGGGAAAGGTTTTTAAGGCACTTGGATAAGATGAGAGTAATTTCATGCGAAACCAAAGAAATAGTAAGGGGATACTTATTCCGTCATCCCTTTACTAAAGTGGCTTTCATTTCTTTTGCTATTTTCTCGACTATGTTATTGACTTTGGCTATGAGGAATAAAACATTGTCTTTAATAAAACATATTTCTTCTCCTTTTTTTGTATGTCCAAATCTATGTACTATATCATTTCTTGTCTTTATTTCATTGTCTAATATATTTAGGTCCACAGATATATCAAAAGCTGTTGAAAATAAAAGTGAAACACTTTTAGTATTGTGATATACAATATTTTTGGTTTGCTCTATAAATAATAATTCTTGTTCTAAATTATGTTCTCCTCTCAATTTATTCTTTATTTCACTATTGCAGTGTTCTAAACAATGTAACTGGCTTGATAATACTTTCTGGTAGATATCGTAATTATTACAGACTTGCCCCATGAATGTGTCAAAAAGAAAGTATTCTAAGGCACCAAAAACACTGATAAATTGTTGCTGGAAAAATATATTTTTTAAATCTTCAGGAATATTTGCTTCATCGATTAAACGTTTGATCAATCTTATGTTGTTTTTGTAGCTATTATGTGTATATTCATGTTCTCGAGAGAAAGCGTAGGCATTCCCGTCATCAATACCATAACATGCTACGTCTCCTTTTATATAATACTCTGTAAAAATAGAACCATAATTTTCCGTTATTTTAAATACCTCATCAGGTGGGGATATCACTGTAGCGTTTTCTTTGTAACTTTCATTACATCCTGCCAATAAATTTTTGGTGTAAAATATACCATGTTCTACAGCTACGGTTCCATCTATATAAATCTTATCAATCATAAAAATATTAATTTAAAAACACTATACAAATATAAACATTATAGATGAAAAATAACAATGAATATAAATATTTTCTTATTGTAGTTATGAGGACCGTATAAATTTATATACATAATGGCTGCTTTTTGAGGCTATATAGATAACATGTGTTTGAGGTTAATGAAAATTCATTACTACTTGCTCTCATTCATATTATTGCAAGCAATAATTGTTTGCTGTATTAAGCTATAACTGTCGCCTTTCTTTTCCCCTTCTTCTCCATCATTAGACATTTTACCAAAGAAATCAGAGATTACCTTTATTGTGTTGTTAACCTTATTAAGGTCTGTTTCATCTTTTACAAGGTCTATCGCTTTTTTTACAGCTTCCTCGGCAAGTTCATTCATTTTGGCATAGTGTTTATTGATAAAGTTGGTTTTTACCCTTGCCAGATTCAACTCTACACTTTCGGCTATTATCTGTACCTTATTGGTGTTATCAATGTCGTTCATGTATCGGGCAGACCAGTTATGTAGAGATGAGATAGACACACCAGTTTGAGCGGCTGTGAGGTAATGATTGAAGTTGTTTTCCTTCAATAGTCTTACAGCCTGTATCTTTTCTTCTTCAGTGTATGAGTTCTTCTTTCTCTTTATGAGTTTCTTCATGTGGATTGTAATTGTTTAAGTGATAATTTAATTAAATCACAAATATAATTGTAATACAGCATATTATTGTTGTAAAAGCACAACTATGATATGGCGATAAATCCTTTTTTTTGCTCTTAAAAAAATAGCTATTATGATAGGAACTGCAATTGGAATAGGTGCCAGTTTGATTGGCGGAGTAATGGGAGCAAGCAAGGCGGCAAAAGCGGCCAATGCCCAACAGCAGATGCTTAATCAACAGCGTAATAAGAATGAGGCTTGGTATAACCGTAACTACTACCAGAACTACTTAGATAGTAAAGAGGCTCAGTCTGCTATAAAGAGAGTGGAAGATACATTGCGTCGTAGAAATCAAGAAGCACAAGCAACTGCTGCTGTTACAGGTGGCACTCCGGAGGCTGTGCTTGCTCAACAGGAAAATGATCAGAAGATGATGGGAGAAGTCGTTGGAAATCTTGCTACTCGTGGTGATGCGATAAAGAGGCAGGTCGATGCTCAGAATCAGGCCAACGAGAATGCATTAATGCAGCAACAGATGGCTCAACTACAGGCAAACGAAGCGGGTGGTACGCAGTTATTGGGTAACAGTGGATCGTTAATTAGCTCAGCTCTGAGCTTATTGGATAAGAAAGGGTAAACATATGACATTACTGGAATATCTTAATAAACCGGCTCCGGCTTCGATGGATGAAGTTGTAGCTCCGGTAGTACCTGAAGGACATAAAGTTTCTGAAATAAGACCTGCTACCCCAAAACAGCCCAATTATGCTGATGCGATTGGTCAGAAAGGTCTTTATGGCTTTTTCAAGGACTTCTACCAGAAGCCGGATCTTGAAAAAGAAGAGAAGGTAACTCGACGTGAACGTGCTCTTTCTTTGTTGGGGGACATTGCAAATTTGGGCGGCCAAATGTTCGCCTCTTCAAAGGGGGCCCGTCAGTTTGCCCCGATTAACTCCCAAGTACCTAAATATAATGAGCGGTTACAACGTCTTCGGGATGCTAAGCGTGCAAATGACGCTGATTATCAAAATAAGTCTCTCTCTGCTATTTTTAAGGACTATGAGGGTAGACGTGCAGACGATATGTATAAACGTCAGCAAGAGGCGGCAAAAGTGGCTACAGAGT